AGACAGGTAGTATTGACTTAGAAGATGTAATAGATATAAGAGACATATCTAATATGAAGCTTGCTAATCAAATGCTTAAAGTTAAACGTAAACGAAAAGCAGAAGCTGCACAGCAACAAAATCTTCAAAACATACAAGCACAGTCACAAGCTAGCGCTCAAGCAGCTGAACAAGCAGCTATGTCAGAAGTTCAGAAACAACAAGCTTTAACAGAAACAAACTTACAATTTGAGCAAGGTAAGTCTCAAATGAAGATTCAACAAATGCAAATGGAGGCTGAGATTAAAAAACAGCTAATGGCAGAGGAGTTTAACTACAGTATGCAACTGGCTCAAATAAGAGTTGAAGCAGAGAAAACCAAAGAAAAAGAAATAGAAGACAGAAAAGACGAAAGAAGTAGAATACAAGCAACTCAACAATCTGAAATGATATCACAAAGACAAAACGATTCATTGCCAAAAGATTTTGAATCAGCAGGTAACGATACGCTTGGTGGATTCAGTCTAGACAGTTTCTAGTATTACCAACAATTAACTATTTAATTATATTATATTATGTCAGAAGTAAAACAAGAAGGTGACTTTTCTTTAAAAGGAAAAAGTAAAAAACCTAAACAATTAAGTAATGATGCTCCAGCTATAACAAAGGTCACAATGAAAGAGCCAGAGTTAGAAGCTAAAGAAGACATCACTAAAGTAGTAATACCTAGTGAGGAGTTAAAACCTAAAGAAGATGCCATTCAAAAGCAAGAAGCAGAGAGCACTGTGTTACTCACAGAACAACCCGAAGTGGGATTGCAAGAAGTGGGACAAAGAGACGAAGACACCACTGGAGATGTTGTTACCAAGTTCGCGCCGATACAAGAAGTAACTGAAGAAGAAGTACAGCAAGTAACAAAGCAAGCTCAAGAAGCTGTAAGAGATGAAAAAGTTTTAGGTAGAAAGTTACCTGAAAATGTTGAGAAGCTAGTTGCTTTCATGGAGGAAACTGGTGGCAATGTAGAAGATTATGTTAGATTAAACGCTGACTACTCTACTGTTGATGAAACTCAGTTAGTAAAAGAATATTATAAAAAAACAAAACCTTATTTAGATAATCAAGACATGGACATTCTTTTAGAAGACTATGACTACGACGAAGATATAGATGAGGATAGAGATATACGCAAGAAAAAAATTGCGTTTAAAGAAGAAGTTAATAAAGCTAGAAACTTTCTAGAGGAAACCAAGAGTAAATACTACGATGAGATCAAGTTGAGACCAGGCGTAACTCAAGACCAACAGAAAGCTACTGACTTTTTTAGCCGATACAACGAAGAGCAAAAAGTAAATATTGCTAAACAAGAAAGATTTAAAGACGCTACTAACAATGTTTTCAACGAAGAATTCAAAGGTTTTGATTTCAATGTAGGTGAAAAGAAATTTAGGTATGGTGTTAAAAATCCTTCAAGTGTTGCCGAAGAGCAATCAGACATTACTAATTTCATCGGGAAGTTCCTGAACAAAGAAGGAGAAATATCTGATCACAAAGGTTATCACAAGGCTTTATACGCTGCTAGAAACGCTGACACAATAGCTCAACACTTTTACGAACAAGGTAAAGCCGATCAAGTAAAAAATGTTATAGCTAAATCTAAAAACATTACAACAGAAGCAAGGAAAACATCCACTGGTTCAGAGTTTGTAAATGGCTGGAAGGTTAAAGCGGTTAATAGCGGTACTGACTCTTCAAAACTAAGAATTAAAAAAAGTAAATTTAACTAAAAAAAACTATTATTATGAGTTTAAGTCCACAATTCGGATCACTTGTACCTTCGCAGGGACAACAGATCTTACAGGGTAATTACCTACAATTTAACGGTACAGGTGCCGGAGCAAATAACTTTGCGCAACAATTTTTACCTGAAATTTATGAGCAAGAAGTAGAGCGTTATGGAAACAGAACGTTATCTGGATTCTTACGTATGGTTGGAGCTGAAATGCCAATGACATCTGATCAAGTAATTTGGTCTGAGCAGAATAGATTACACATCTCTTATGAGAATGTATTAACAGGAGCAGTAGGAGCAACAGCTAATCAACTTACTATTCCCGTAGGTGCAGGTATTTCAAATGTTATTTCATTGAATGATACTATTGTAATTCTTGACCCAGCAACTGGACTAGAAGCTAAAGCTTTAGTAACTGCTACAAATACTACAACTGGAGTAATTGTTGTAGCACCTTATGCAGGAGCTGCCGCTGCTGCAAGTCTTGTAGGAGTTTTTGGTGCGGCTAACGCTGGATTAAAGATCTTTGTATATGGTTCTGATTATGGAAAAGGTTCTCAGATTGTAGCAGGTGGTGCAGCTGGAGTTCAAGCTGCTAACACAAGAGTATCTGTTCAACCTAACTTTACGCAGTATTCTAATTCACCAATCATTTTAAGATCTCAGTATACTATTTCTGGTTCTGATATGTCACAAATTGGATGGGTAGAAGTTGCAACTGAAGATGGAACATCTGGATACCTATGGTATTTAAAAGCTGAATCTGAGACAAGATTACGTTTTGAAGATTACTTAGAAATGAGTATGGTAGAAAGTGAGTATAATCAAAATGCTAATGCTGCAGCAAACCCTGGAACACAAGGTTTATTCTCTGCTATTCAAACTCGTGGAAACGTAGAAGTAGGATTTACTGCTGCTGCTGGATTAGATGAGTTCGATGCTATCTTAAAGAATTTAGATACACAAGGAGCAATTGAAGAGAACATGTTATTCTTACAGAGACAAACGTCTTTGGATTTTGACGATATGCTAGCTTCAATCTCTGGTGGATTTGCTGGAGGAACTGCTTTTGGATTATTTGAGAACTCAGAAGAAATGGCTTTAAACTTAGGTTTTAGCGGTTTTAGACGTGGATCTTATGATTTCTATAAGACAGACTGGAAATACTTAAATGATGCATCTACACGTGGTGGAATCGTAGGAGTAAAT